TAGATGGCTGGGTCATCTTGCTTAGCGGCGAGTTGATCTGCGCCAGTAACCAAAAATGTTGGGAGACTGTTTGTGACTTACATCGAAGAATTAAAGAAAAGAAGCGCGCAGATATTGGAGAGCCGGGCGCAGTTGCGCGGGCCCGCGATCAGGCTGTACAAGGCGCTAGCCCAGAGGTGGAGCCAAATCGCTGGCGTACCTATTAGCGCCGAGCAGACATGCCTTATGCTGGCTGACATGAAGATAGCCAGAGAGATCTACGGCAGGCATGATGAAGACAATGTCGTGGACTTGGTAAACTATGCATATCTTTATGCAGATTTGGCGCAGGATAACGTCAGCGATGCGCAGATTGCAGAGGTTATAGACAAAGAAATCGACGCGATGTCGCGCATAAAAAAAGGGGATTGACAAATGCCGATACGTCGATACGCTAACGCGAGGCCGCTAGGCCGAGATAACAGTGATTACACTGTAAGTGATTACAGTGCTAATACATACAGTGCTAAGCATAGTGATTACTGTGATTACACGGAAGATTACTCTAATATAAATAACACTGTAAGTGATTACAGTGTAAGCGCAGACAGTGTATTACTGTCGACGCTTGCGAAAATGTCACCGGCTTACAAGGCAGGCAAGGCGGCCAGCATTGCCGATCCGCTGGGGCACAGGCTGAGCAAGATCCTGCGCAAGCTTAGGCCTAAGATGAGTAATGATAGATACATTGAGATTGTAACTTCCCTGTCTGCAATGGAGCCGCTCGATCAGGCGCAGTTCTGTCACATCATTGAGGAGAGGTTCAATGAAGATCAATCATAAAAAGCTAGTTGAGTTGCGTCGAGGATTAGGGGTATCGCAAACGACAATGTGCAAAGATCTTGGAATACAAAGGGCTAATCTTTCTCGGTATGAAACTGGAGCAATCAAAACGCCAGCGTCTGAAACCATTGAGCGAATAGCAGATTATCTAGACTGCAATGTAGATGACCTGCTCTTGGCTAAACGCGAACACTCCCAAACAATTCCCAGTCGGATTGATATTCACGTTCACTTTCATTGGGGAGACAGTAATGAAGATAACCAAGCTTGAAGGTCTGCACAGGTGGACGGTCACAGATTTTGATGAGCTGTTCATGGAAGCTGCCGAGACTGAACGTAATTTGCCTTCAGCCTTTCGTAAGCAGAAGATGTCTTCTTGGCCTGACTACGTGCAAAGCTGGAATGCGTATGGATGGACAGAGGCGGGCCCGGTTAGAGTTGCGCCAAGTGCTGCTGAGATAGATCGGTTGGATCTTGCAATGGATCTGGGATTGCGGATGCCGACAGAGGACAGACAGATTGTCTGGGCTGTGGCGCATAGTGCAGTCGGTAGCGGCAGAGGGCCAAAGTGGACAAAGCTATCTAAGATGCTGGGATGCTCTCGGCATACTGTAAAAGCAGATTATGCTGCTGCATTGATTAGACTGACTTGGATTATCGATCCCAAGCGAGCGCGTGTTATGTCAGAAGGTACGCGGCCAACGAATAGACCCGGTCAATTCTTGCCACCGAGGCCGAGAAAGTATGATTAGGCTAGGTGGGCCTATGAAAAAAGAAAAGCCCCACTCAGGGGGCTTCTCTGTGGCTGTGAGGGCGTGTTGCGGTTAAAGGATGCCAGCGAAGAACAGGCCGACGAACAGCAGGCCGAAGAGTGAGAGGGCACCGATGATGTCACCGATGATGCCCAAGCTGTCTTCCATGTCGCGCATTAGAGCGCGCAGTTTATCTAAGCTGCTCATAAAAATGTCACCGAAACTTCAATCACTGCCTCACCATCAGCAGAGTGTGTGCCAATGCCGTTGTCAGGATCAGCTTTGATGCCATGCTCGGCAAGGATACGGGTAACAGCCTCAGAGACCCTCAGTTGAGACATAGCGTCCATGTTATGCCAGTCGAAGGTGAAGGTGGATGTGCCAAAGTAATTGGTGGGTGTAGGTGCGTTCATAGCTTTTCTCCTCATTGTAGCTAACACGTAGATATGACAGATACTGTTACATTGCAAGCAGCAAGAACAAAAAAGTTATTTTTCCTTGCTCAGTGTACCGAAATACGATAACACTTGGATATAATCGGCAGAACTTTGGGCCGCTTATTCTACCTCATGGATGAACCTCCCTTGATGCTAATCAAGAGAACTTGCCTCGCTATCAGTAGCGGGGCTTTTTTTTGGAAAGAACAATGAAACGCGTCACAAAAGCAGTCATGCAAAAAATCATGGATAGATTAGCGCAAGGCGAAACACTCGTGCAGATCGTCAAAGATCCAGATATGCCAACTTACAGAGCAATCACAAAGGCAGCAGTGCGCGACGAGGAACTGTGGGAAATGTACCGGCAAGGCAGAGTAATGCAGGCCGAATACTACACAGATCATATCAATCAGCTAGCACTCTCGCCACTGCCAAAGTTCGATGACAACAGGCTAGCCAATGCTGAAGTGCAACGCCGCAGGCTGGAGATAGACACGCTCAAGTGGACGCTAGGAAGAAACCAGCCTTGGGGTATCCGGGATAAGAAGGAAGAAGCACCACAGCAACAAGCCATCACAATATCATGGGCAGGCGGTGATGTAGCTGTCAGCGCACATGACGAGGACAGCGTGACAGTCAGCACGCAGCAGCAGGAGATCGTTAAGCACTAGGGATATGCTAGAAAATATGGGGGGATGTGTGTGTATATCACATCCTGATCGAGACCGAGCTACGCGCGAGAAGACCGCCCCCGGCGTTTGGTTCTGAAATACTATATGTTGTGGTTTGAGCAGTCAGCGGATAGGGCGATTTGCTAAGTGCTTGATAACAAACAATTGCTTAATCGCATAACGTGTATTATGTTAAATTTCTGACCCGCTGACCCCTACCCCCCGCAGAACCGCCCGCCACCTGCATACACGTAATATACCTGCACAGGAGTGTCTCACACACACGTTGCCATGGAACCTAACACACATGCATTCTTTGCGCACCTGACGCTTCTTAGAGAGGCTGCTAGGGATGCTAGCGGTGATGAGCGGGTACATGCTCAGGTGCTGTTGATTGACTTGTACGAGCGGATGTTGGAGCGTGCTGGTGTAATGGTGTTCCGCGATGGAGAGACAGAGCATTGAAGATTGAGATACCTTATGAGCCGCGTGCATTGCAGATGATGCTGCACAATGAGATGCAGGCGAAGCGTTGGGGTGTTGTTGTTTGTCATCGTCGTTTTGGTAAGACGGTGTGGGCGATTAATCACATTCTTAGGGATGCGATTATGAATAGTAAGCCTTCGCCGAGGTATGCGTATATGGCGCCTACTTATCGGCAGGCTAAGAATGTAGCTTGGGATTATTTGAAGCAGTTTGCTGGGAAGATACCCGGTGTGAAGTTTCACGAGACTGAGTTGCGTTGTGATTTGCCTACTGGCGGCAGGATTTCTTTGTTGGGTGCTGAGAACCCGGATAGTTTGCGCGGGATATATTTGGATGGCTGTGTGATGGACGAGGTTGCACAGATGCCGGAGAATGTATTCCCGGAGGTCATACGGCCAGCGCTGAGTGACCGTAAGGGCTGGGGTGTGTTTGTTGGTACGCCTAAGGGGCATAACGCGTTCTATGAGCTTTATGAGCAGTCTGCTGCGAATGATGATTGGTTGACTGCGATATATAAGGCTTCGGAGACTGGGTTGCTGGATGATGAGGAATTGTCTGCTGCTCAGAATATGATGAGTGCAGATCAGTATGCGCAGGAATTTGAGTGCAGTTGGAATGCGAATGTTCCGGGTGCTATTTACGGCAAGGATTTAGAGGAGATCACGGCGTCTGGCCGTATAGCGAATGTGCCTTATGATCCTTCTGTGCGTGTTGATACGTGGTGGGATTTGGGTGTTGGTGATAGTACGGCGGTTTGGTTTACGCAGAGTGTTGGCCGTGCTGTGCATGTGATAGACTTCTATGAGAACAGGAATGAGGGTTTGCCTCATTATTGCAAGGTTCTTTCTGAGAAGAAGTATTTGTATGGGGATCACAATGCGCCGCATGACATAGAGGTGCGTGAACTTGGTAGTGGTAAGAGTAGGCGGGAGATTGCTTGGGATCTTGGTTTGAATTTTCGTGTTGTTCCTAAGCTTCCTGTTGAGGATGGGATACACGCTGCGCAGATGTTGATACCTCGGCTGTGGTTTGACCGTGAGAAGTGCAGGGATGGTTTAGAGG